CTTAGAAAGCAATGCCTTAGGAGCTTGTTTAATTATTGTATAGCAGTTCTTGGTTATGATGATATAACTGAAGGGCTTCATGGAGAATACTGTGAGTTCCTACAAGCTCCTGGAGATAGAAAGCAAGTGACTATGGCAAGGTCATTCGTAAAGACCTGGATAGGAAGTATAGCATTTCCACAGTGGGCGGCACTTCCTAGGATAGAGGAAGATGAATTCCCATATCCACAGGCCTGGGAAGATAAGTTCTGGAAACTAGGACCAAACATTCGTGTCCTTATTGCATCTTATGTTATCTCTAACGCTGAGAAGATGATAGGACTAATAAGAAAGACATATGAGAGTAATACCGCATTACAGATACTATTCCCTGAGGTCATTCCAGTAAACTTTAATAAAACTAGGTGGTCTAATGAAAGTGCCTGTGTTAATAGAGATGAACTGTTTACAGAAAGCACTTTTGAAGCCGCAGGTATAGGTGGAGCCTCTATTTCCCGCCATTATGATCTCCTTATAGAAGACGATTTGGTGTATGCTAAAAAGGATGACCTTACAGGTAAGGAACTGCAGCCTGGGCAGGGAGATATAGACAAGGCAATAGGATGGCATAAGTTAAGTCATTCCCTGTTAGTTCCTGGAAAGCACACACGTATATTTAATATAGGCACGAGATGGAGCAGGCATGACTTAGTAGATTATATCTGGACTAATGAGCCAAACTATCAAGTATTCAAACGGGGTTGTGTTGACTTAAAGGAGCTAGAAGAAAAGGAAGACTGGAAACTATGCACTCCTACCTGGAAGGAATGTTATGATATACCTCAACTAGAAAAAATCCATGATGCTCAAGGTCCATGGATGTTTTCAACCCAGTATTTATTAAATGCTATATCCCCAGAAGAATGTCTCTTTAAGAAAGAGTGGCTTCAATTCTATAATGCCGATAGTGAGGTTCCTGAAACAGCAAGAGTATTCACAACTGTAGATTTGGCAGAATGGACTGACCCCAACAGGAAAACAGACTGCGAGGCAGTAGTTATCACCTGTGCCTGGGACCATAATCATAACATGTGGATATTACATTATGATAAGGGGCGGTTTGACCCCAGTAAAATTATTAAGCTAATGGGAATGCATTGGGAGAAGTTTCATCCTGAAGCCGTTGGAATTGAGAGTGTTTACTATCAAAAAGCCATTGCCCATTTTGCTCGAGAGTATATGTTTGAAGGTAAGATACCTATGATGACAATAAGGCAGTTAAAACCAGAGTCTGGAGCTAGTAAAGAGGTCCGCATACGGGCACTAGAGCCTCTTGCCTCAAACCTAGCTATCCACTGTAAACCCACCCATAAGGAATTCATAATGGAGTTCGGAGACTACGTCCCCAATTCTCGCCTCTGCAAAAAGGATACACTGGATGCCCTAGCCTACCAGTTACAGATAGCCCGTCCTGGGCAGCCAAAGAGCCAAGAGAAGAAAAGGGAGGAAGTGGTAACTGTAGAGACAATAGACAACTTCCTAGAGAAGGTATTTCAAAGGAACAATCCTAAGGATAGATTTGGGAATAAGGGATTGGTTGCACACCCATATCTAGATAACTCCATCCCACAAGGGGATGCCATGAGTAGCTATGATATCTATAGTGACCCATATTTTGGGTTTGGGTATGAAAAGGATTTTGATAACTTCAGTTTCTGAAGATATGAAGGAGGCTTGAAATGCCACAGGCGTTTGATAGATGTGTTAAGGGTGGTGGAAGGGTTAGAACGAAAACCCTTAGTGATGGAAGGTATATGCATATATGCTTTCTTAAAGGCAAGTCATATGCAGGAGAAGTAAAGACGAAGCAAAAGAACTCTTATTCTGATGCCCTGGGGAAAAAGTAATGGATGCCCAAGAGAAGATACATAATAGGATACTAGAGAAGAAATGGAAGTCCCTCAAAGAGAGGGGATTAACTAGACCTAAAGACAGTGAAGAGAATAGAAAGAGAGCTAAGGAAGCTAGGGGATAGATGGTGGAACGGGCTCAAGCGTTGCTTCGGGGCGGGTGGTCGCCGAGGGTTGGTTGGGCGCCCTGTGTTTTTTCTTTAAAAACAAGCTTTTGTTTTTGCTTTGGATTTTCGTTGGAGGCGTAAGTGCCAGATACTAGTAGCATAAAACCAAACACTCTTGATTACTGGAAGGCTGAGATTAGGATGGGGATTCGCTATCGCCAGGTCTTTGGTCGCAGTCACGACTGGAGACGCTATAAAATGGCATATCGTTCCTTCTGGAATAAATCTATAGTTCCAGTTCCTTTAATCTATGCTCTTGGGCGTTCCCTCATACCTCAGGTCTACTTCCGTAATCCACGAATTGCGGTTCATCCAAGAAAGCCTGGATACTCCATGCACGCAAGAGTTCTAGAAAGAGTAGATAATTACCTCATTAAGGAAACTTGGATTAAGCCAGAACTTAAATCAAACATTCTGGACTGTTATCTCTGTGGGAGAGGACCTACAGTAATTGGTTATGACTCAGAATATGGATATAACCCATCTTTCCTGGCATCTGAATACACAGACCTAACCTTAACCCAGTTCAGCAAAAAAGGAGATAAGATAGAATATAGTGATACCGTCAAACCTGGTTTCCCATGGGCAATGAGGGCAAACCCCCTTGACTTTGTAGTTCCTTGGGGAACGCAGAAATGGGAGGATGCACGTTGGTTTGGCTTGAGGAAGATGAGAATGACCCGTGATATTAAGGAAGACCCTAAGTATAAGGGAGTGGGAGATATAAAAGGTGCATTCAAGTCCCGAATGGATTCTTCTGCTGAAGGTCTTCCTGAGCAGACCATAAGGGGTTGGGAAGAGGACTCAGTAAATGAGTGGGTAGAGTTGTTTGAAATTCATGATAAGAGAAGCCAGTGTGTGATGGTGTTATCCCTTGATCACGACACTTGGTTGAGGAAGCCCGAATTTGACTTTCTTCAAGTAGAGGGTCTACCTGCCGAAGTTCTTGGCTTTAATGAAGATCCAGATTATTTTTGGTGGGCACCAGATGCAAGAATGATAGAACCTCAACAAGAGGAAATAAATGATATTAGGACTATGGCAAAGCGGCATCGAAAGGTAGCTTTGTTAAAGGTGCTATATGATAGAGGAATGTTGGGTAAGGATAGCCTCACTAAACTTCTAGATGAGGACCCTAAGGCAGCGGTAGAGGTAGATGCTGGACCTAACGGAGATGTGAGGAAAGCAGTAGCTCTATTCCAGAGTCATGTGCCTCCAGATTTAGCGACAGCGGCTCGTGAGGTGCGGGAAGATGTTAGGGAAATAGTGGGCTTCAGTAGAAATCAAATGGGCAGTTTTGAAGAGAGTTCTGGGCGAAGAACCGCTACAGAGGCTTCTATTGTCAAACAGGCATCTATGATAAGGATAGACGAAAGACGAGATACTATGGCTGACCACTTGGAGAAGATTGTGAGAAAGTGGAACCAGTTGGTATTTCAGAATTGGTCAGCGGAAAGATTGATAGATATTGTTGGTCCAGATGGAGTTAGATATTGGGTAAGATTTACTGGACCTGAGATAAGAGGAGAGTTTGCATATAGTATAAATCCTGAAGAGGCAGTGCCAGAGGACAGGAGAACTCGTAGAGCAGAGATAATGGAGTTCATCCAGGTTGCTGCACAGACTCCTGGAACAGACATGCAGTATCTAATGGAAGCATATGCAGGAGAACTTGGGGATTGGCTTGACCCAAAGATGTTGTTTCCTCAAGCAGAAGGAGCTGGACGTAGCCCAGAGCGAGCAATGCAATTTATTGACTTTATGAGGATGCAGGGAAACGTGGGAAGCAGATTTCCTGGGCTTGCATTATAGTGATGGGCAAAAGAGATTTAGATAACTTTGAATATGACGATTTTCTTGCAAAGAATAAAGGGAGTCGTTCTGCTAGACAAGAGGTTGAACAAAGACATGCTGAGAGAAAGAACAAAGGTTATTCTGGTTGGCATTGGGGGTTAGGTGATAAGCCCGTCTATTGTAGGGATAAAGAAGAATTCAAGAGAGAGGTTGAAAAACACGGATTAGTGATAAGGGACGACGTTAAGAAAACGTTGAGGTAAGGAGGACACTATGACCGATTTATCGGATGTGCTGAAACCAGACATTGAAGGTGAGAAAACAATACTGATAAGGATGCTCCCAGGCAAAAGACCAGATGTAACCTTTACTGGGGCGTGGACAGGTAAGTTTATAAAGGGTGCTATAGATTCGATATCAAAAGCGTATAGGGTAAGTAGGCGAAGGCTTATACCACCAAGCCCTAAAGTGGTGGAACCACAAACTCAGCCTTTGGCTGAAGGAGGAAAATAATGGCTGGCGAAGTAGATAAAGATGGTAAACCAATTGGCGATCAGGAAAAGGATACTGTTTCCAAAGTAGACTTTGAAGCTAAGGTAGCAGAGTTGACGAAATCACAGCAAGAACTAGAGGATATGAGATTAGAAGTCTTCAGTCCAGAGTATATGGAATTTCTGGATGCAAAGGATAAGGGTAAAGGCACAGACAAAGAAAAAGCTGAGGATAAAGGAAAAACTGGGTTTTCTGATGATGACCTAAGTAAACTTACTCCTATGCAGATACTAGAGAAAGCAAGAGAGATGGCTAAAGCGGATTTAAAGGAAGATATTGAAGCTGCCAAAAAAGACGCTGTTTCAACAGTGGACAAGGAAAGAAGGGCATCTGAAGTAGCTGCTTTTGCTAGAACCCATGCAGACTTTGAAAAGTATCGTCCAGTAATGTATGGACTATCTCTAGACCCAAAGAATAAAGACCTTGCTTTGCAGGAACTGTATGATGCCTCTATTGCTTACATTAAGAGGAACGCAGAGCCCAGCCAAGAAGAGAAAGCTCGTCAAGCTCGTATGGCTACTGAAAAGCCTGGTGGAGATAACCAGAGCTTTGAAAAGTATAGGAAAATGTCTCCTGAGGAAACAGCTAAAGAGAGCTTACAGGAAGTTAAAGATAAGCTTGGTCCCCTTCCTACAGCATAGATAGGAGTTGGATATGGCTACACCTACGTTAACAGAATACCTGAATACCTTATATACAACAACCTGGGCAAAAAGAAGGGCAGGTATTGTAGATCAGGTGTTTGAGGAAAACCGTCTCTTAGCACTTCTAAAGTCTAAGGGAATGGTTAAGTTTGAGTCAACGGATGGGCGTCGATTAGAGATACCCCTTCGGGTAGCAAAAACGACTACCGCAAAGTTCTTCGGAAAAGGTGCAACATTTACAATTACTGACTTTGACCCTTTGACGATTGCATACGATTACTGGAAGAACCTCGGAGATCAGGTTGTGCGGTATTGGGTAGATGATAAGGCGAATGGCGGAAACGAAACTGCTCACATCAAGATGATGAACGCCAAGATTGACACCGTGAGAGAAACTCTCAATGAGAAGGTTGAGGATGCACTTTGGGCAGATACAGGCGGGAGCTCAGTAGATGACTATAATGGGGTTCCATACCTCATTGATGACAATCCTTCCAGTTCAGTATCAATCCATGGTATTAACCAGTCAACTGCTGTAACTTCTGCAGGAGTATATTACTGGAGAAATCAGCAAAAAACCAGTTCTGGTGCCTTTAGTGTGTATGGCGAGAGCGATATGACTAATGCATACAATACGGCTAGCAGATGGGGAAAGACAGATGTTCTAGTGTCTGACCAGACAACCTATGAACTTGGCGAAGCGGAAGCATTGGAAAGAGTAAGAGTAGTAAACAAGGAAGCTGTTGACCTTGGTCTTGACCACATTACCTTCAAGGGCAGGATTTGGATTTGGTCACCGAAGTGCACGACTGGATATACCTACCTTCTGGACAGGAGCCACATTGGGTTCAGTATTGACCCTGCAGTAAACATGGTTATGGGTCCTTGGAAGGAAATACCAAATCAGTTTAATGATGTGGTTTGCCAGATTGTCCAAAGAGGACAAGTATGGGTGGATAAACGGCAGTGCCACTCGGTCATTACTGGTCAAGCAGCTTAACAATATCCTTGGGGGAGTTACAGCGGTAACTCCTCTAAAAGGAGCCAACCAAAGGAGGAAAACATGGCAGATATCACGAGTAAACTTCAAGGAAATGTTAGTGATGAAGGTCAGGTAAACTGGCGAGGAGATCAGGTTACGGTTGCACAGGGAGGTCAGAGTATCTATGAGACTTCTTCTGTCCAGCTTGCTGAACTTGGTTCAAGGAAGGTTGTAGGCGACCGTGTGTTTAGGTATGCACTGTCGGGTGATACTATTGGAGCAGCTTTAATTGCCTCAAGAGCAAACAGTGACGCTAAACATAGTAAGACTACATTGGCTACCGCTGCTGTAACGGGCGT